CAAGGTCCCTGACCTTTTGTCATACAATACATGCATTTTTCTGTATCAGAAATATAATGATGATCATTACCTAAATCATCGCAACCACAAGTCATGCATTTGCGAACATAATTTTTTTCTAAAGAAACTGGAGCAAATACGCCATCCCATGACGCTTCACCTTTTTCTACTTTGTTTGCCCTATTTACAATTGCACGAGACCAAGAATATCCTGCATCCCCGCCCCATGCATACCACATTACTTTACCATGTGATGGCTTGTCCCATTCTTTGCCTTGCTTATCAACCTCATGACGAGAAAAGAAAGAATACATACGCTTAACAGTATCAAGAGATAATGATTCACCGTTTACAATTTGATGTGCACGAGTCCAACCAACGTTGGTTCCAGCACCGTTTGCTTTGCCGTCTTCTTTCCATTTAATTGCTTTTGCTGCTGCAGACTTCATTCCTGAAGTTGGTTTATATCCGCCTTCTGCTTTTACAATAGGTTCTGTCACCGCTAGTGCCTCCAATGCCGCTTTTGCGTCTTCTTCTTTAAAAAAACATCCAATAGATTGTCCTGATCCAACTTTAATTACTGACCAACCATGTTGACAATCTGGTGTATTAAATTCAATCTTCCAACCAACTCCGCCACTAATGCGACCAGAATTTGCTGATGAATCTCCTGCTATTGTGCCACGTTCTTTTTTAACATCTTCAACATTAGCATAAAGAGCAGCGAGTTGTGCTTGTGCCTTCTTTTTAGAAGGATGTGTGCCTACAACTTTGCCAGTATTTGTAGCAATTACTGCATATTGATTTCCAACTTGTTTAATGTTATATGGCATTTGTATCCTTCTTTGTATTAATTATATCATCAATCTTACGAGATTTCATTTTGTTTGGTGCTGGTACAACTTCTGCTGCTGGTAATGTACCATTCTTTCTAAACCTCATAGTTTCCCATAAAGCGTGGGGAAGGGTATGAATACCATAATGTGTTCTATGATGATTAGTACATAGTACTTCTAGATTTCCTGGACTTTCCAGCCATTGTTGAAATTCTGTGTCATCTTTAAAATTAAGTCCAAAATAAGCTTCTATCTTATGTACATCAGCATTTGGTATTTGGCTAAATTCTACGTGAGTATGATGTAATTCTGGTTGTCCGCCACATAAATCATCATTTATTACACATTGCCAAAGTCCTGCCTCTTTAATTTTCTTTTTAGCGGCAATAAAATACTTATAATTTGGGTCATGCTCACGTGGGTCATGTTCTGGAATATGTGCCAGAATATGTAAAGTCATATTTTGATCGTGTGCATCTGTCATGATAACTTAATTATACATTAATAGCGGAAAAAGTTGGATTTGAACCAACGGTAGGAAAATAATTCCTACGGGGGATTAGCAATCCCCTGCAATAGACCGCTCTGCCATTTTTCCTAAAAGGGGCTATAGGTAGATATTCCAGCACAGAATGACTCTGCCCTATCTCCCCGAACTCTTACATGCGGGTACCTATATTTGTTATATGTAACTATACCATTCTAAGGTGTGCTACCTATAGCCTTGCTTCCCGTCATGGATTCGGACCACGATTCTCGCCTCCAAAGGGCGATGTCCTGCCAGTTGGACGAACGGGAACTGGTGGAGCAGGTCAGACTTGAACTGACGATTACCGAATTATGAGTTCGGGGCTTTGACCAACTAAGCTACTGCTCCGTAGTCCAAGTAGGATTTGAACCTACAGCCGTCAGCATATAAGACTGATGCTCTAACCGTTGAGCTATTGGACCCTGATTTTTAATTTTCAGATCCTATAAGTTTATTTTGAATTAACTTATCTCGCTCATCAGTAATTTCATATGCAAAATCTTTTAATGCTTCTTCATGCTTTACGTAATGATGACCACAAAATAAAAGTTCTCCAGTAACACCTTTAACCAAAACTAATGCTTCAGCAGAACAAACATCACAACGATTAATAGGGCCAAGAACATATTCTTTTTCAATTGCTTCTTCTGTTTTTTCTGCCATCATATTCATAATTATACTCTCTCTATTAGTTGGTTAATAATTGGCTGGGGTGGTAGGACTCGGACCTACGACATTCCGATTAACAGTCGGACGCTCTGCCAGCTGAGCTACACCCCATTATTGATATTATTCTATCAAACCGTTGTTTGCTTTGTCAATCATCTTAAAAAGATCTTCTGGGCTTTCAATCATACGCCTTTGTGCTTCATATTTGCCAAGCTCTATTACTTCTTGTGCAATTGTGTGCATCATATCATAAAGACCCATTGCATATCTTTTGTCTGCTGGATTTGTATGTTTAATTTCTTTTCGCATTGTAACTGAAGATTTTGCAAAATATTCGCAAAGTGCAGTTAAACTAATATAAATATCTTCTTCATCATCAATAGTTGGAAGAGTTCCATCTGCTAACATTTATTATCCTTTGTTTGTTATTGTAGATGACAGTCTACTATAGTATTTTAAAGTTGTCAACTATATCCTTGTATTCACTATCATCATCATCAAAAAAGTCTCTTAAATCTGTTGGCATAACTTTTCTTTCTGGAAAACGAATAGTATTTTTCATTCTAGCATCCGACTCTTCTTTAAGTTTTGCTAATTCCCCCGCAAATACTCCAGAATAAGTATAAATTTCAACTTCTGTATCTTTATCTGGTGGAGTAAGAGAGATAGAATTGTATATAGCACCACAGACAGCATCTGACAAATCTTTAGATCCTTTGCGTGGGTGATCTACTTTATCTTTAACTATTCTAAGTTGTAACAACTCATCAATAAGCAATTGAATTCTTGGGCCATGCAATCTTTCTTCTGTTAGTACAAGCGACATATCTTCATAGTGTTTTTTTGCTACTGAAAGTATTTCTGTCTTAATTCCATGTATACCTAATTGTTGCATCATGTCATGAGAATTCCATCGGTCAAATGTTACTAGTTTAAGATTAAATCCCCGCTCTCTTACACCTGTAATATAATCTTTAACTTCTGTAAAATCAACCGATTTTGAAGCCGTAGGTGTCCAATATCTTACTGCATCAACAATAATTCTTGGTGCTGCTTGCTTAAAATCTTCTCCAATTTTCATGGTTACCCAATTATCTACATGTGCTAGGGCAACTGCACAATGGTCATGTTTTTGTGCCAAGTCTACGTGCATAAAATAAGTTTTATCCTCTTTAGGCTTAAAATCATCTTCAAACCTTCCATAACTATCAACACCTTGTTTTGGATTGCTGAAAGCTTTTTCAATTACCAAACGATTTTTAAAGAATGCATCCGTAGCATCTGGTGGCATACAAGCAAAACGTGAAAGAGCATCAGTAGGATCTGTATAAAAGTCAATAGTAAAATCTTCAATTTTACGTGTTGGGTTAATTTCCCATGTAGGTCTTTTTAATGCATACATGCGTGGAACTTTATATGAAATAATATGATCTTCTTCCCATTCAATTTCAAATTCATTTCCTTCAGTATTATCTGGAAGTTCTGGATCTACTTTAAATCTATGATGCCTAAGAACAACTTCTTTTTCGGCTACCGCTTCAGTATACTTTTGCTGAATATAATCATTTTTAAAGCGTGGGAATGAAAGTAAAATTACTTTACCAAAATCTGGAAAACGAGAATTTACAGAAGCACGATACATCTTGTAAATTGATGATGCAGTTTTAGCTTGATCATGCCCAGATGTTGATTCAAGCTCAAAGCCTGAAATTTCATCAAGGATAATAACCAAAACGTTGTAACCTTCCCAGGCCTCTCTTTCTGAGTGACCTGAGTGAACTGTTACAGATTTATCAAATTCAACCATGTTAGCTTTAGCAACATATTTTCCTTGAAACCAAGGTGACTTTTCAATGCGTTGATTAAAACCTTTAAAGAAAACTCTGTTTGCCTGCACAGCATTAATAGCAATATTAATAATATCAATAGCATCTCCTGGTGGCTTACCATAGTAAGTTGCTGGATCTGAAAGACAAAGAAGCAAATGCACCATGTATGCACAAGCAATTGTAGATGTATAGTCTTTACCAGATCCTTTACCAAGCTGTAGAATTACTTCGCTGCAAGTTTGCTTCCAAATCTTTTCGCCTTCTTCTTCACCATAAATTTTATGTAAAGTCTGACGTTTATAAATTTGTGTTGATGCACGAATCATCTGATATTGATATTCAGATAGCGGTGGTAGACCTAAATAATTTTTATCTGTGACAAATTGCTCTAAGGGAACTGGTGCTTCTGAAAACTCATCCCCAGTTAATGCATCTAAAAATATATTAAAATCATTCAATTATTACAGCCTCTATTTTTCCTGTAATCTCTGATAATCTTTTTGATACTTCCCATTTACAATGATCACAATTTGCTGTAACTTCTTTAAGAATGTTTACAAGCAACTCTTGCTTACGTTCTGATTCTAATATCTGATCTGCCATGTCATCATTTTCCAAGACTCCCGCCTTGTTTAACATGTCAATACGTTTTGCTTCAATGTCAGCAATTAATTTAAGTGCTTGTGTTTTAACTGGCAATGCATCTTGCATATCTGCTTGCTCTAATGTTCTCCAGGCTTCTTTAATAAGCATGCTGTAATGCTCATCTGCCCCAGCAAGTGCTTCTTTGGCACGTGCTTTAATTGCAGCATTGTCGTGAACAAATTCTTTCCACGTCTGAATATGATTTTCAACTTGAACACGTGTAAGCTCCAAGTTACGAGCAATCTGTGTTGGACTATTACCTTTTAACAATTCTTCAACAACTTTATTCATCTGATCAAATTGACCAGCAACTTCAAGCTCTGTCATATTACCCGCCCGTACTGTAAAATCCGCCACCTTTAAATTGGATGCCGAATGAATTAAAAACTTTTACCATTTTGTAGCCACATGTTGGACACATAGGAATATTTTCCTCATCGCTAAATGATCTGACTACCTCTTCTTTGGTGTCACATTCAATGCAATTATATTCGTAAGTTGGCATAATTAATTATACCTCTACAACCTTGTTCTTGTCAACCGCAATTTTAAGTAAAATTAAATAACCAATCAAATCATCAATGTCATTATCTCCTGGATATGCTTCTGAGTTAACAATACGGTTTAACTTATCATCAATTCTTACTTTGATTTGTTCAAGATTATCTGATTTTGAAAATACCCTGATTGGGCTAAGTGCGGAGTCTCCATAGGATATGTTCTTCTTGATAAGCATTTCAGCTACTTCAAGACACTTGTTCATTATTCTTTGTCCTGATGGTGCCCCTGTTGAAATTAATTGTAAATCTGTTATCCATTGCATATAACCAGAATCTCTATCTGGGTATCCCGCCATTATAGTTCCTCTCTATATAGCATTTTAAGACCATTTACAGTTCCAATATCTAGGTACTTGCCCTTTGCAACCACCGCTTTTACATTATTTCCTTGATTAACCCAGTCCATTATTTGGACTCCTGGATTGGGAAGTTCTTCATCAATGAAGACATTTTGTACAGCCATTGCACCCCACATATAAGGATACTCACATCCAACAGTTTTGTCAAGAGCATCAACAACTCTGCCAAACTCATCAAACTTAATCTGTCCAACTCTACCCATAATATTTTCATGACAATCAAATGCTGCTAGAGTTACATCTGCATCAGACTCGGCAAGTTGCTTGTAAAATTCTCCATCAGATCCTGGCATGTATGTATCTGGCATGCCAATAATGTATTTAGAATTTGGATTAACCATCATTTTAACTAATGCGTCTGACATTGTTGATGGCTCAATTTCATATACTACCGCTTCAGGAGGAAGCTCCATTTGATTTACAATTGGAAGCCAAGATTTTCTAGTTGATATCTTTACTATATCGCATACTTTAAGCATTTGTTCTACATGCCATTGCAATATATTTTGAGTATCAGTTAGTGGCAAGCAGAACTTTGGAATCCCGCCCAATCTTGAAGCACTACCCGATGCTGGTAGTAAACCAATTATCGCAGCCACTCTTGATCCCTTCTACGATCAATATTCCAAATTCCTGTAACCTTAAAGTCTTCAGACTTCTTTTTGTTAAAATAATCACCATTCTTTACAAATGTTTCATGGTTTCTGTTCATAAGCTTTTGATCACTATTAATAGTTTGTGAAACACCATGTGGTGCATTTACCTTAATAATTCCATGAACATAGCCATCTTTCATATTAGAACGCATTACTCTTTCGTAATAATCATTGTCTTCGTAATATATTGGATAGAAGTATTCGTCAAACAAGCCAACATTTCTAACCATATCTTCTCCGATTGAAAATGCACTCCAGCCTTCTGTTGTCATAACAAGCTTTCCTTTACCGCTTTCATTATGCAATTGTTCAAGAGATCCTGGAATCCAATGTGTGTCTGCAGAAGAAAACATCCAGTACTCTTCGTGAGGATACAATTTAATTGCTAAGTTCCAAGAGCCAGACATTCCAAGATTTGATGGGAGATTAAGTACTCTTACATTTAAATCTGTAGCAGGAGGAGTATAGTTTTCCTTACCATTGTTAATAATTAATATCTCTTTAACT